CTCTACCAGGAAATCCTCGACGCCAAGGAGCCTCTCCCCGTCGACTACATCGAGACCCGCGCCCGCCGTCTCCTCGGCGACGAATGGACCGAGCCCGAGCGGCTCATCCTATGGGACAAAGAAGCCGGCCCCTTAACCGAGCTCCCGGCCGAAGAACCCTGACCCCCAACGGACCGCGGGCGTCCCGCCCGCGAAACCTTGGGGAACGGACCGCGGCCGTCTCGTCCCTCCAACGGACCGCGGCCGTCCCGGCCGCGACATCAGCCCCTCCCAACGGACCGCGGCCGTCTCGGCCGCGCCTTCCCGCGGGCTGGAAGCCCGCGCTCCCATCATTCCCCCAACGGACCCCGGCCGTCCCGCCCGCGAAACCTTGGGAACGGACCGCGGCCGTCTCGGCCGCGCCTTCCCGCGGGCTGGAAGCCCGCGCTCCCATCATTCCCCCAACGGACCGCGGGCGTCCCGCCCGCGAAACCCAGCCCCCACAAACCGCCTATGAAAGTGAAAGTCATCGTCCAGGATGAGGCGCTGCGCCGCCTCCTCCTCCGCGTCCGGGACGCCGCCGCCGTCCATCGCGCCGCCGCCAACACCCTTCTTTCCATCACTCAAGCCACCTTCAACCCCTCCATCGGCGCCGCCTACCGCCCCAAACCCTGGCCGCCTAAGGCCGACGGCTCCCCCTGCATGCTCATCCGCACCGGCCGCCTCGCCCACAGCTTCCGCGTCCGAGCCTCCTCCTCGGCGGGCGTCGTCCTCACCGACGCCCCCTACGCCCCCATCCACCAGTTCGGCGGCCGCACACGCCCCTACATCATCCGCCTCGCCCGCTTCATTGTCTCCGGCCGCTTCCTCGTTTCCGGCCGCAAGCGCTACGCCAAATACGTCCGCCACCCCGGCGCCCGCATTCCCGCGCGCCCCTTCTTCCCCATCGACGACGCCGGCCGCCTCACCCCCCTCGCCCAAGACCACGTCCGCCATGCCGTCCAAGACCTGTTGACCCCCCCTGGGACGCGTTGACCCCCGACCGCCGAATTTCGCTTCTGAGCCGCCGCAATTTCCCGCCCGCTATGGTCATACTCCCCGAACCCGATTGGGGTCGGCCAAAGTATGCGACCATCGTTAACATGGGTATCCCTGCCTCCGGTCTCCAACGGAGCGCGGGCGTCCCGCCCGCGAAACCCTAAGGAACGGACCGCGGGCGTCTCGCCCGCGAAACCCTCCAACGGAGCGCGGGCGTCTCGCCCGCGTCCTCTCCATATATAGTAAAGAGCCTTTCCCCTGCGCCGCGCAGATGCGCCGCCCGCCGCGGCGCGCTACGCTCCACCCACGATGGCGAAACAATCACCGTACATCAACCCGGACGGCTCTTTCAAGGGCGGCTTCGACGGTTGCGTCGCCCACTTCACCAAGATCGAAGGCATGAGCGAGGAATCCGCCCGCCGCCTCTGCGCCTACATCGGCCGCCGCACGGGCAAAATCCCCGCCGCCGCCGCCGACGACGGCCCGCCCGTCCTCGCCCAAGCCGTCCCCGTCGACCTCCAGGACGCCCAGGCCCCCGAGTGGATCATGTACATGCCCGCCGGCGCCCATCGCATCCGCGCCAGCCTCGGCGACCAGCCGGTCGAGCTCCACGTGGACATCTCGCCCGACACCGCCCGCGTCCTCCAGCACGCCCTCCAGCAGCACCTGGCCGCCGGCGCCAAGCCGTACCTGGACTTCGACCACGCCGAAGGCGCAGCCTCGGCCTGGATCCGGGAGTTCGCCTGGCGCCAAGACCCGCGCCCGGGCGTCTACGCCCGCGTCGAATGGAGCGACGCCGGCCGCGAAGCCGTCGCCGGCCGCGTCTACCGCGCCTTCTCCCCCGCATTCTTCGTCGACGACATCCAGGCCGGCGGCGACCGCCCCGCCATGGTGGTCGGAGCCCCTGTCTGTATGGGCGGCCTGGTCAATCAGCCCGCCTTCCGCGCCATCGCGCCTCTCTGGACCAAAAACCCCAAACAACAGCCCATGAAAGACCCAGACAAAAAGCCCGCCCCTGATCAAGAGTTGCAGCAGCTCCGCGCCCGCCTGGCCGAGCTGGAGCAGACCGCCGGCGAAGCCAAGGCCAAAGAAGCCCAAATCCAGGCCCTCCAGGCCAAAATCGCCGAACTCGAGCAAACCGTCCGCGCCGCCCGCCGCCGCCACGCCGAGGCCCTCGTCGCCGAGGCCGTCTCCCGCGGCGCCATCCCCGCCGCCGACGAGGCCCTCCGCGAAAAATGGATCAAGCTCATCGAGGCTCACGACGCCAACGCCGACCTCCTGGCCAAGCTCCCCGGCAACCCCGCCCTCCAACAGCGCCTGATCGCCTCCGACCGCCCGCGCATCGTCGCCGAGGACGCCGTCCGCGTCCTCCAGATCTACGCCAAAGAAAAAGACCCCGCCGCCAAGGCCAAGATCTGGGCCGCCGAAATCCGCCCCAGGCTCAAGGAGATCGACCAGACCCCAGTCAAGGCGGCCAACACCCTCGGCACCCTCGCCGGCGAGCTCGTCGTCCAGCGCTCCCTCGACCTCCTCAAGGAGGAATACCCTCAGCTCCGCCTCATCAGCACCGATTTCTCCGATGAGCCCGTCTCCTACGGCCAGACCGTCACCACGCGCACCCGCTCCGTCCCCGCCGCCACCGACTACAATCCCGACACCGGCTACGCCGACAGCGACGTCGCCGCCGCGGACGTCGGCGTCACCATCGACAACCACAAGGCCGTCCAGGTCAAATTCAGCGCCAACGACCTGGCCGGAACCGTCCGCCGCCTCTTCGACGAATGGACCGAGCCCATCCACGCCGGCCTCGCCGACGCTGTCATGGCCAACGTCTACGGCCTCTTCACCCCCGCCAACTACACCAACACCACCGAGGTCGCCGTCGCCGACTTCAGCCGCAGCACGATGACCGCCGTCGCCAAGGCTCTCAACGGCCGCGGCGTCCCCAAGCGCAACCGCGCCGCCTTCCTCACCCCCGACCTCTTCGCCAAGCTCTCCGATGATTCTTCCATCGTCCAGCTCGCCGCCTACCAGCGGCCCGAAGTTATCACCGAAGGCGTCTTGCCGCGCGTCTCCGGCATCCAGCCATACGAAGCCGTCAGCTTCCCCACGGCCAACGATCAGCTCGGCGCCGCCTTCACCCCCGACGCCGTCGTCCTCGCCGCCCGCCTCCCCAACGACTACACCTCCGTCTTCCCCGGCGTCGGCGACGGCGTGGTCAGCACTATCCAAAACCCCGACACCGGCCTCTCCGTGATGCTCGTCCAGTACATCGACCACAAACTCGGCGCCGCCTTCATGCGCGTCGCCCTCATGTACGGCGTCGCCGTCGGCCAGGCCGCCAGTTGTCAGCTCCTGGTCCAGCCCGCCGGTTGATCCCAGAGCCCCTGCATGACGCCATGACCGCGCTGCAGCGACAGGACCTGCTCACCGACATCACCGAAACCGAGCTCGCCGCCCTCGCCGACGAAGAGCTCGCCGCCGGCCAGCCCGATCCTGTCGCTGCGGCCATCGCCGGCGCTTTGGCCGAAATCCAAAGCTGCCTCGATCCCGAAGCGCTCGACGCCGACACCCTCTTCGCCCTCTGGCGCCCTCTCGCCATCGAGCGCCTCTACGCCCGCCGCGGCCAGGTCCCCGACAAACGCCGCCAGGCCGCCGACCGCGCCCGGGAACTGGCCGCCCAATTGGCCAAGGAGACCGCCTGGGGCGCCCAGTCTCCCATCTCTATCCGCAGCTCCTCATGATCGCCGCCCTCGACACTCTCCAGCTCCTTAAGCAGCGCCTCGAAACCGTCCGCGTCGACGGCGAGCCCGCCTTCGGCTCCGTCCGCCTCTTCGACGCCATCGAGATCGACCAGGCCTCCCAGCAGCTCTACGTCTACGACGGCCGCCTCGCCGTCATCGTCCACCGCGGCGCCGATTACTCCCCGCGCCTCTCCGGCCAGCGCATCGACCTCGCCCGCGCCCTCCAACTCCTCATCCTCCTCAGCGCCCGCCGCTACGCCGACCGCCCCGCCGCCCTCTACGGCGGCCAGGACGAACCCGGCCTCCTCGCCCTCGCCGACGCCGTCACCGCCGCCGTCGTCGGCGACCTCGGCAACGGCGCCGTCGCCATCCTCGACGGCGGCGAAGTCGCCGAAATCTCCCCCGACTCCCGCAACCGCGAGCCCGGCCGCCTCGTCTACCAGCTCCGTTGCCAGCTCATCACCGACACCGCCAGCTTCTACCTCCGCCACACCAGTTGGAGACCCGCCGCCATAATGCCATGAAAATCAAACTCAAATACCCCCACGTCCACAACAGCCGCCGCTACAAAGCCGGCGACATCGTCGACCTGCCCTGCGCCTTCGCCCGCTGGCTCGTCCATAACGGCCGCGCCGTCGAATGGCCCCCGACCGCGGAACCCACAGACCGGAACGCGGGCGTCTCGCCCGCGAAACCCACAGACCGGACCGCGGGCGTCCCGCCCGCGAAACCTTCGGACCGGACCGCGGGCGTCTCGCCCGCGAAACCCACAGACCGGAACGCGGGCGTCTCGCCCGCGGAACCCACAGACCGGAACGCGGGCGTCTCGCCCGCGGAACCCTCGGACCGGACCGCGGGCGTCTCGCCCGCGGAACCCTCGCCCGCGAAACCCGCGAAACCCTCGTCGAAAAAGCGAAAAGCAAAGAAATAACCACGGAGGATAACCCATGGCTCAATACCCCATCGCCCTCGGCCACACCGAGGCCCACGAACGCCTCACCGCCCGCGTCTTCATTGACCCGGACGGCTCCGGCTACGTCAGCCTCGGCAACATCATCGAATACCGCTACACGCCCACCCGCGAGACCATCGAGCGCCGCGTCGCCGAAAAGGGCTACCTCCTCACCGACGACGAGCAAATCCAGACCGTCAAGGAGGCCTGGGAATTCACGCTCGACGAAGAAGACGCCCAGACCGCCCAGTTCCTCCGCCTCGCCTCCCAGGGCGCCGACATCGACCAGGCCGCCGAATCCGACGGCTCCGCCACCGTCAGCGCCGTCCAGCCCGGCCGCTGGTACGACATCGGCGTCCGCCGCCTCACCGCCCTCACCGTCACCGTCGACAGCGCCGAAAAAACCGAGGGCGTCGATTACGACGTCGATCTGGACGCCGGCATGATCTACATCCGCCCCGACGGCTCCATCGCCGCCGAGTCCGACCTCTCCATCACCTATTCCTCCGAGGAATACAAAGCCCAGACCTTCACCGGCGTCTCCCAGGTCCGCTTCGCCGGCCCCGTCATCATCCAGGAATTCTCCGCCCACGACGGCGCGCCCCTGCGCGACATCCGCTTCACCGGCCTCCTCATCGCCACCGCCTACCCCGAGCAGACCGGCGAATACGGCCGATGGACCGTCCGAGTCACCGCCCGCACGAAGCCGTCCGTCACCAAACGCTACAGCCTGCTCTCCGCCTGAACCTGAAGTAGACCATGAGCGAAACAGAAATCCTCCTCGGCTTCCGCGACGTCCGGATCGGGGACCAATCGGTCCGCGTCCGCGAGCTGCCTTGGCCCGAGGCCCTCCAGTTCTTCGAACGCCTCGCCGACAAGGCCCTCTCCCTCGCCGACCCCAAGGGCCGCATCGAGCTGCTCGACCCCGCCACGCTCCGCCAGGCTGTCTCTCATTCCGCCGAACTGATCGCCTGGCTGCTCTCCCACACCGCCGACATGCCCCCCGAGCGCCTCAAGCGGCTGCCGCCTCGCTCCCTCATGCTGCTCCTCGACGCCGCCCTCGCCCTCAACCTCTCCGACGAGGTCATCAGCCTGGGAAAACGCCTCGCCGCCCGCCTCACTCAGGCCCTCGGCGCGCAACCGCCGACTGGTTCTGCCTCATCGCCGCCCTCGTCCAGTCCGGGATGAGCTACCACGACCTCACCCGCCTCACCCTGCGCCAGCTGACGCGCCTCATCGCCGCCTTCGCCGATCTCGCGAGGCGGCGCCAAGACGCGGCCAGCACGCCGCCAGGCCGCCCAGCGCTCCCAGCGCTATGAACTCCCAAGATATATCGCCGCCCCTCAGCAGCAGCGCCAGCGCCAACAACAACGCTATCCCGATCAACTCCATCGTAAGGCGTAGCATTACCCCATCCTAATGCAGCTCCGCCTGATCATCAAGGCCAAGGCCGACGACGCCATCCGCGCCATCCGCAAACTGCGCGCCGACGCCCAAGGCGTCGGCCGCGTCTTCCAGTCCCACCTCGGCGCCCTCAACCGCGTCAACGCCCGCCTCCAGGAAGGCAACCGGCTCCTCCGCGCCGCTGCCGGCTACGCCGCCGCCTACTTCGGCGCCCACACCTTCGCCCAGGCCCTCTCCGCCGCCGAGGACTACAACCGCGCCCTCTACGGCCTCCGCCAGGCCCTCCGCGCCGCCGGCGGCTATTCCGACGACCTCGCCGACCGCCTCGCCCGCCAGGCCGACGCCCTCGAACGCCTCACCGGCGTCTCCGACACTCAGATCCTCGAGCTCCACCGCATGCTCGCCACCTTCGGCGCCGCCGGCGACCAGATCCTCCAGCTCACACCCCTCGTCCTCGACCTCGCCGTCGCCATGCGCGCCGACTGGCTCACCGCCGTCCGCGCCGTCGGCCGCGTCCTCCAGGGTCAGGTCGGCTCCTTCGAAAGCCTCGGCGTTCAGATTTCCTCCTACGACCAACTCATCCGCATCCTCTCCCAGCGCGTCCGCGGCCAGGCCGCCGCCATGCACCAGGCCGCCGGCGAAACCGCCCGCCTCCGCGTCGACCTCAACCAGGCCACCGAGGCCCTCGGCCGCTTCCTCGCCAAACTCAGCGCCCCCGTCCTCGATCGCGCCGCCGACAGCGTCCGCGCCCTGGGCGACAGCTTCTCCCGCCTCCGCAGCCGCGCCGAGACCTCCCCGGCCGCCTCCGCCGCCATCGACGCCCTCGGCGTCGCCGCCTCAACCGCCCTCCAAGACATCCTCATGTTGGTGGGAGCCTTCAAGTTGCTCCAATTCGCCGGCCGCGGCGTCAAGGGCCTCGCCGGCAGCCTCCGCGCCCTCCTCGCCGCCGCCTCCGGCAATGTCGCCGCCATCGCCCGCCAGAGCGGCGTGATCCGCGCCGTCGGCTGGCAGCTCCGACTTCTCTTCGGCTCCGGCGCCTCCGCCGCCCTCCGCTTCCGCGCCGCCATCCGCCTGGCCGGAACCGCCGTTGCCGGCCTCGGCGCCGCCCTCATCGGCCTCGACATCGCCCGCCGGCTCAACCGCATCGCCGTCTCCGGCCGCACCGTCGGCCAGTGGCTCACCGGCGCCGCCATCGAAATCGAGCGCGCCTGGGGCGCCCTCGGCATCCGCTTGCGCGGCTTCTTCGAGACCCTCCCCGCTTACGCCACGGAAGGCCTCAACCGGCTCCTGGTCCAGGTCGCCCGCTGGCGGGCGGACCTGATCGATCAGCTCCGCAAGATCCCAGGCGCCGGCAAAATCTTCGGCAAAATCTCCGACCCGGAAACCGCCGCCCTCCGCGTCGCCATCGCCGAAGGCCGCATCGCCGTCGCTCAGAAACAGCGCGCTCTCATCCAGCGCCGGGTCAATCAAGAGCTGGCCGAGCACAACCGACTCTACGACCAGGCCCTCGATCTCTGGGCCGCCGAAACCGCCGAGGGCCCCGCCGGCGGCGAACCCCAACCGCCCAAGCCGCCCCCAACCCCGTCGCCCGCCGACCAGGACAAAGCCCTCGACTTCATCCGCAAGCTCCAGGACGAATGGAGCGATTTCTACCTCGCCCAGGCCGAGCAGATCGACCGCTGGGCTCAGCAACAACGCCAGGCAGCCCGCCAAACCATCAAAGACCGCGCCCAACTCCAGCAGGCCCTCGATCTCATCGACCAGATCGCCGCCGCCAAACGCGAGCAGGCCGATCAAGAGGCGCTGCGCAACCGCCTCGACCTCGCCCGCGCCGAACTGGAGGCGCGCGCCAAGCTCATCGAGCAGGACCCCACGCTCACCCTGCGCGCTCGCACCGCCGCCCTCACCCAGGCCATCCAGGAGCAGCTCGACCTCTACCGCCGCATGGTCGACGCCGAACGCCGGGTCATCGAATCCGCCGCCGCCTCCGACGAGCGCCGCATCGAGGCCGCCCGCCGCCTCATCGAGCTGCAACAGGCCCAAGTCGACCTCTATTACCAGCTCCGCGATCTCCAGCGCCAGGACTTCGTCTCCTCTCTCGTCGACCAGCTCGCCGTCCTCGCCCGCGAATGGGCCGCCGTCGGCAAACGTATGGCCGACGTCGCCCTCGGCGGCCTCAAATCCGCCCTCGACGCCGTCGCCGACGGCGTCTGGGACGTCGTCGACGGCGTCCGCACCTGGGGCCAGATCTTCCGCGACGTCGCCCGCCAGATCATCTCCAACATCATCCGCATCCTGACCCAATGGGTCGCCTCCAGAGCGATGGTGTGGGCCCTGGAAAAACTCGGCCTGCTCCAATCCACCGCGTCCGCCGTCGCCGCCGCCGGGACCACGGCAGCCGCTTGGGCCCCCGCAGCGGTGGCCGCGTCCATCGCCACTCTCGGCGGCGCGGCCGCCACAGGCACAGCCAGCTATCTCGCCAGCCTCGGCTCGGCCCAGGCCGCGACGACGGCCATGACTATCGCGCCCAAACCCTTCGCCCTCGGCGGCCTGGTGGACAAACCGACCCTGGCCCTCCTGGGCGAACGCGGCCCCGAATATGTCCTGCGGGCCGACGCCGTCCGCTCGCTCGGCCCGGCTATCCTGGATCAGCTTAACCGCATCGGGAGCGCGGGCGCCGGGACCGCGGGCGTCCCGCCCGCGAAACCTTCGGACTGGACCGCGGGCGTCCCGCCCGCGAAACCTTCGGACTGGACCGCGGGCGTCCCGCCCGCGCGCCAGCTCAACCTCGTCCTGGTCGATTCCCGCCGCCAAGCCGTCGAAGCCCTCAAAAGCGCTGAAGGCGAGGCGGCCATCGTGGACGTCGTCCGCCGCAATCTGGTCAGGCTGGGAGTGCGCGTATGAGTTGGACTGTCATCCAGTCGCACTACAAACTCTTGCCGTGGCGGCCCGACTGGTCGCGCCGGCCGACCGCGCGGCTGGTCTGGCGCAATGCCGATTCCGCCTCCGCCCTCGACGGCCGGGAAGCGCGCTGCGTCCCTTGTTCCGAGCCAATCTGGGAGCTGGAGTATCAGGTCTACATAGAGGACGCGGACATTGACCGCCGTCTCCGCGACCTGGCCCGCGATCCCCGCGTCGCCGTCCCGCTCTGGGGCTCGGGCCTGCCCGGATCCGTCTCGGACACTTACGCATTCACCGTCGACTGCGACCTCTGGCCCTACTTCGGCTCTGAGTTTCGGGTTGCTCTCGGCGACCCCGCCGGCGCGGAGCTGCAAGTCGTCACCGCTCAGTCCGCCTACAATCGCGACATTGCCACAGCCGAGCCGATCACCATCTCCGCCGATCCTCTCTATGCCTGGCCGGTCCTGCTGGGCGAGCTGGAGGCTCGGCAGATCACACGCCTCCACCTGACGGCCGTCCAGGCCCAGCTCCGCGTCCGCCAGACTGTCCCCTTCCGCTATGGCGTGCCCGAGACGTCGCCGCCGCCTCCGCCGCCGGGCGAATGCGGCTACTTGTTTGAGCATTATCCCGGCGCCGCCGATAATTTCGAATGCTACGACATCGGCGCGGTCGGAGACACGCTGCCCAACTACGGCGACGGATGGGATGAGGCGTGGGTTATTACCGACCTGACGCCTGTGATTATTGACGCGACAGACGATTTCGAATCCTATCCGCTCGGCGCGGTTGGAGACACACTGCCCAACTACGGCGACGGATGGGATGAGACGTGGGTTATTACAGATCTAGAGGAATGATATGATCGAAATTCAGCAGTGGACTTTCAACGGCGAAACAGATCGCGGGCTGGTGGCTGATCGCTTCGCGATCACGCGGAAATTTAGTTGGGGCAATGATTGGCAAAAAATTTATGTGGGTTTTTTATTGTCAAGAGAGGATGATTGGCCGACTTGCGATGAAAATGCACGAGGTACATTCGGTGTAATTAGCAGTGACGGTACAACTTACCAAAATGCCCAATACGCAGTGGTCCCGGATCCCATCAATGGTCTTTATTGTTACTACAATACCTACATTTCTGAGTTTTATATTCTTAGCAGTACCTCTGGTAAGACTAAAAATATGCACTTTCTTCAAAATGGCTCAGTGGTGATCGATTTTCAAGCGCCTGCGCGTCCGCACTTGTGGTTGCCATCAAATAGGAGGATGCCGCTTGTCTGGAAATTCGAACGCACGCAAGGTGGTTTTTATTATGGGTTTCTTTATCTCGATGGAGATGTAAATGCAAATAATGATTTTAATTTCGACTATCTTATGGAGACCATTGATTTAGGTGATGAGGAGTACATCAAAAGTCGATTTTCTTCAGATATTGAAACTTACGGACCATTCGCTCTACCTGATGACGTGATTCTTGATGCGCTGCATTACTATCATTACTATCCGGACCGTCGTCTAAGAATCCTCGGAGCGTTCGCGTCTAAATGGGCCTGAACAGCTACATTGACCGCCCCTGTTGGATGTGGCCGGCCGATTGGTCGCGCCTGCCGGAGGCGGAGATCGCCCACGACGTCCGCCGCCTGGACGCCGCCCTCGCCGAGCCCGTGCTGTGGACCGATCAGCTCCTCTCAGCGCGCCGCTGGTCTCTCCAGGTCACGACCGATCAGCCCGCCGAAATCGAGGCTTTCCTGCGCCGACTATACGGCCCCGCGCAGGGCTTCTGGACCGCCGCCCCTGACGCGCTGGAGATCGTGTCGGTCGATTCTGCCACGCAGGTCACTGTCAGCTCCGCCGGAATCGTCGCCGATCTAGCGGACGGCGCGTCGGTCCATCTTTGCCGCTGCGAGGGCTCCGTCCCCGCCGCGGCGGCTGAAGTGACCGACGCGACGGACAATGGCGACAACACGGAGACGCTCACACTCTCCGCCGATATAGGACTTACAGCCGCCGCCGACTTGCGCCGCCTCCTGTACGTCCGCGTCGCCGGCGAGCCGGAAATCGAGTGGCTGGCTGAATCCCTCGCCCGCTTCCGCCTGACCCTGCTGGAGTTGCCGCACGAATACGCCGCCGCCGAAACCGGCGAGCTGCCCGTGTGGCTCTACGAGCTGGAGGACGCCGCCGCCTCAGACACATGGCGCTGGACCTCGTGGCCCTGGCAGGTGGACCTGTCCGAATCCGGCGGCGACGTCTATGAGCCCGCACAAGTCAGCCACTCACAGATCACACTCTCTATTCGCCCTGATTCGACCGCCGTCGAATTGGTCATGGATCGCGCGTCCGCCGCCGCGCAGGCAATCCTGGCGGGGCGCACAGTACGCGTCACAATCCGTCGCATCTGGATCGGCGGCGATAGCGTGGACTTGGTGTGGCAAGGTTACGCCTCTGGCCTCACCATCTCCGGCCGCGAAGCGAAAACAAAGGTTGTGGCGGTTTACGCGTCGGCTTTCTCTCGCATACCGCGTCGCCCCATCAGCGAACGTTGCCCGTGGCAGTTATATTCTGCGCAATGCGGTTTGGTCAAGTCAGGCAATGCCGCCATAGTCACGACGGTCGATGGGCGAACTGTTACGGTGAGCGGAGCGCACGAGTTCGCAGCCGATGAGTTGGCTTGTGGCTTGTTGGAAACGGCCAACGGCGAGGCTTATGAGATTACAACAAACACTACTGGCGCCGCGCCTACGCTCACATTGACCACGCCTTTCCGTGGGCGAGTCGATGATGTTGTGACGCTGTTTATGGGTTGCGACAAAACGTTTTCACGATGCCAAGAACTGGCCAACGCAAACAACTTCGGCGGGATGCCGCGCGCAAGCGCCAACTTGAGTCTCCCACGCATGCCAACGCCGAAACCAAGCGGCGGGAAGAAATGAGGCAACGTTACGCTGACGCCGCCCGCCGATGGATCGGCACGCCGTTTTTCCCTGGCGGCCGTGTTCGCGGCGCAGGCTGCGATTGCGTCGGCTTGCTCATTGGCGCAGCGCAAGAGATTGGCGAGCTTCAGAATTATCAACCGCCGCCATATCCGATTCAGCCTGCAGGCCTGCGTGAGGCCATGCTGATTCCTGAGTTGGAACGGCTCGGCTTTCGCCGCATTGCTGAGGATGCACGCGGACCTGGCGATGTGGTTTGTTTTAGGATTGGCAAGCTACCGCACCATGCCGGAATTCTGGTTGGCGCGGATTTGTTCGTTCACGCAATTCGGTGGCATGGGGTGATACTGGGAGATTTGCGTGATAGCTCGTGGCATAAACGGTTGACTGGAATTTGGAGGGCGCCATGGGATTCTTAGCCGCGAACGATGTCAAGGTTGCGAGCCGCGCCGACACAGTCTTCGGTTTGGAGCGTGACCGCACGGCAAATTATTTGCACAACCGGCCTGTGCCTGTGGTGTTTGGCGTGGGGCGGACTGCCGCGATATGGCTCGGCGATTATTGGGGCATCCGCACCAAAGCCGTCAAGCAAAAGGCAGGCAAGAAGAAGGTCGCAGTCGGCTACAATTATTGGGCCAGCTTTTGCGGTTTGATTTGTGCGGGGCCTGTGGACGCACTTTATCAAATTGTCATTGATAATGAAGTCGTTTGGCAAGGCGCAGTCAACCGCAACGCAGGAGAAGACTATGTTGAGGTCACGATTGAGGATCGTGGACCGTTGCGCATCTATTGGGGCACCACAGCGCAAACGATTGATCCTGACCTGGCAGCTTCCGGTTTGGTGCATCACCGTTATCCAGGCTTGTGCTATGTTGTGGCGAAAGACTTTTTCCTTGGGCGTGACCGCAACAGCGTGCCAAACGTTGAGCTTGTCTTGGGCCGGTTTCCGCAAAGCGATGGCATCGCAGCATCCGAAAAAGTAGGCGCTGATGCCAACCCTGCGCACGTGCTGGCGGATTGGCTAACCGATGCTACCAATGGTGTGGGGCTTGATTCGAGCGCAATTGATTGGGCAAGCTTCAACACCGCCGCCACGCAATTGGTGAATGAAAATATCGGCATCTCTGGGGTGGTGACAGGTTATCAAACTGCCTCTTCAATCATTGACAAATTGCTGACGCTTGTTGGCGGGGCGCTACTTCAGCGTGATGGCAAGCTGCACATGGATTTGCTGCGCGGACCTACCGGCGCCGAACCTGAGGTAACAAAAGAACATCTGACAGACGAACCACAGCTGACGCTTGCTTCATGGAGCGACACAATTAGCGCGGTCACAGTCAAGTTCCGCGATCAGCGTTACAATTATGAGGAAAGCGAATTGTCGCTCGCTCTGCACGATCGTGGCGGCAAAACGGAAACGCTGGATGCGGATTGGCTTACCAACCAAGAAACTGCCTGGCGTTATGCGGCGGGCTGGGGGCGAATGCACGCTCAGCCATGGCTATCCGGCCGGTTGCGCGTGACCGCTGCCAAGGCGCGTGAGTTGAGCGAAGGCGCTTTGTTCCGCCTCACTCATGAGGCGTCGGGCGTTGCCGGATTGTTGTGTCGTGTCAAGACAATCCGATTTGGCGGACCTTGGGCGGCTGATGTTGATGTTGAATTTGAAGAAGACCGCTCGGAGCTTTTCATTCCGCCATACGCGCCGGCCGAAGATGCCAGCGTTGCTCCCATCGATTACACGCCTGAACCGCTGCACGACGTTCGCATCATTGAAGCGCCGTGGGCAGTCTTTGCCAGCAGCCGCCAACACATCTTGTTTGTGCCTGTGCGCGGAGATACCCGCACAAATCGCTGCGACATTTGGTGGCGCATGGCCAACGGAAACTATTACCTGATCACATCATCGCAGCTCTTCGCTTGGACTGGCACGCTGGTCGGCGATTACGATGGCGATGTTGTGGATGATGTCGGCGTGCTGATTCAACTGGATGGCCCGGACCGCGGCTTGGATGAAACGTCGTGGGAAGATGCTGTGGAGCGGCGCGCGCTTGCGGTCATCGGTGATGAGATTGTGGCGTGGTATGACCCTGAAGTTATTGCCGCCGATCAATATCGCATCAAGCTTATACGCGGCCGCTACGGCACGGCCCGCCCACAGCATTCCTCAGGCGAGCGAATATATTTGATGTACCTTGATGAGCCGGACGGCTGGCCGCATGTGCATTTCTTTTTCCGCTGGCCGCAAGCTACATTCAGATTTCAGGAATACTTTGGTGATTTGTCGCGGGAGCTGTCGGACTGCGATGATCATACAATCGCTTTGACCAATCGCGCTGCACGCCCGTTGCCGCCGGCCAATCTGATGGTGTGGTCCAGCCGCCATCCTGTGTGGGATGGAGCATCGGATTTGTCTGTGTCTTGGGATTGGACCAGCCGCGCGCGGTGTGTGTCTGATCCGCTGGTGGAGCTGGACCGCGATTGCGACGGCGCACGCGTGGAGATTTTGGACGGCGATGAAGTGGTTTATTATCACGCCACCCAAAACAATCCGCCGTTGACTATAAACGGCGCGGACGTGCTGGCCGCTCTTGGTTCGGCCAAGCCTTTCACTGTCCGCGTGTACCAATATCGGGGCAGCTACTGGAGTAACCCCACCAACCTAACCGTTGACGCATGAGCACAAGTCGAATCAAGAGCGTACTGGATACAGCTGCGACTCTGGATCTGATCGAGACAAACTTCCAGGTTCTGGAGCAGGAGATATATACATTCCGACCGTCGGATGAGAATGGCTCACCGACGACAGACCTTGGCCCGCCAACTGCTGGGACATTCGAACAAGACGATGTATGGCGAGACGCCGCCGGCGCCCTCTGGCGTTGCACGGCCGCCGGCTCGCCCGGCTCCTGGACCCAAGTCCACGCCCCCGTCGCCGACGTGACCAGCCTCTCCCCGGGCCCCTTCGGCATGCTCGTCGTCGGCTGCGACGGCCTCCTCTACCGCTCCGACGGCGCCGCCTGGCAGCCCATGACCCTCGCCACAGCAGGCGGGTCCGTCTCCGGAGACCTGTCCTGCGGCGGATCCCTCGACGTCGTCGGAACCGTGACGGGCGAGGCCTACTACGTCGGCTCCGACCAGGTCCTCGGCGCCCGCGTCACCGGCTGGACGGCCCCCACCGGCACAGCCGACCGCACCGCCTTCGACACCGAGTCCGCCTCCGTCACCGACCTCGCCCGCCGCCTCAAGGCCCTCATCGACGACCTCTTTTCCCACGGCCTCATTGGCTCTTAATTTTTTTCTTGCGCCTTCGCCCAAACTCTGCCATAGTGGCGCTCGACCTCACGGGCCTCGGGGTCAGCCGGCAGCCCTGGGGCGTGACGCCCGTGAGGCTATTCCGGGGGAACAGCGTCGCCCCCGGCCCCATTGAAGGAAGGCGAACACAGCAAACAATGCCGGCGGCCCGGCTCAGCAATGAGCCGGGCCTTTTACTCTCCAGCCGCCCGCCGGCCGCCCCTCAGCCGCCCGCCGGCCGCCCCTCAGCCGCCCGCCGGCCGCCCCTCAGCCGCCCGCCGGCTGTCCTTCAGCCGCCCGCCGGCTGTCCTTCAGCTGTCCTTCAGCTGTCCTCGCAAAATAAGCCACCCTAATCATCTCCCGCCTTCCAACTCACCGACTTGCTACCGTTACCACCCTGTCCCAAAATCAAAATCCGCTTACACTTTTTTCAGGCTTAGTCCTTCTTCTCGGCGTCTTCCTTCTCGGCTTCCGCTTCCGCTGCGGGCTCAGCAGCGCCGCCGGCGTCAGCGGAAGATTCTTCCTTCGCCTTCGAAGC